CTTGCTCCCATTGCTGCATGTTTTCCCAAAATTTATCAGCTTCATCTTCAAGCTCTTGATTTGCGACATTATTAAATTTATATGTACATATTTGAGCAGTACGTAGTAAATGAGTCATGTCTCTATTATAATTAGCAAATAGAATAGCAGGGAATTTATCTTCTCTAATCAGTTTATTAATTAGATTATTAGTTCTTTGCATAAATTCTAAAACTATTATAATAGGTATTGTAGTTTCTTTGGCCATATAACCTCCACTTTTAGTTTTATTTGTTTATAGTTAATATTGTATGTCTAGGAAGGATTTAACTATTACCTTCAAGGGTACCGCTTCTGTAGCTCTGTTAGAGCGTCTCACCTTCTCTTTAGATTGTCATCTTACGCTCATAAACCCTAATTAAGGTTTACATTGTGCAAGGCTATCACAGCCAATTGAGAATGTATACTACCGTGAAGAACGGATTAAAGCATACTTAGTGACAGGAAAAGACTAGTTCAGTCTTATTTTTATCGGATCCCACCATTGATGTTGATTAAACTGCTAGTGTTCATTGAAACATTTTACTAGCGACCACAATGTCTATCTTTGTACCTGTAAGGGTCTTCATCCACTCCTATTCACAGGTTTCTAGATATCAGCAACATAACAATGATCAGTTGTTACACGGCTTGTCATACAATAAATTTATAGAGAGTAGTCTTCGCCTGTCCGCCACATATGACAGGTTTTATAGCTGCTTACCAAGTTCATGGGCCTTCTATTTGGCTAATATCAACACCGTTGACTTGTAAGTGCATTGCGTCAGCATCATCACCCTCAAGACTCCAATTCAAACCACTCTCTTTTGTTTTTCTCCTAATTTACCTTAATGTATATTTCATCAGGTATATTATTTTGAAAATAGTATTTCACAACAGCACACAGCCATCCATGTTTAATATTTGTTATATCTTTGCATTCTTCGCTGGCTGCAATCTCATTTAACATGTACCAAGCTCCTTGTCCTTCATCAAATGTTTTCTTTAATCTATATTTATTACCAGGAAAACAATTATCACTGAATAATACAGTGCATTTACTTTGATAGTTAGAAACAATATCAAGTATTTCATCAGCTCCTGATACAAAGGGCTCTTTAGATACATTTTTGTCTGCATCGTCAAACATCCAAATCCCATTAGATTTATACGGATGAATAACATGTATAGCATTTGCGTCACTTAAGTCTTTGTTATTACTTAACTTAACTGGCTTAGTATTACGTTCTTTCTTGATATTAGCAACAGAATGTAATATATTTGTTAACCACTTCATAGATATCTCCATAGTTATTTATTTGATATTAATATACCGTTTAAATGATCCATCTCATGTTGTACTACAGTTGACATATAGCCATCAAATATCATATCTTCTTGATTGTTAGACTTTATCTTTACTTTATTATATCGTTGCACTTTATATTGTTTAGTGCCATTTTTAATAGATAAACATCCCTCCAAAGAGTCAAATGTTGAGTCATCTAGTATTTCAATTTCAGGGTTAATAAATATAATTATCTTACCATTGTCATTGATTCCAAAGACTCTATTTGTCATAAATATTTGATTAGCAGCCAATCCTACAGCATGATCTTTTAATGCTATGAGCATCATATTAATCTTAGATGCACATTGGTTATCTATCTCTTCATCTTTACATTTCTTACACTTATTACTTAAGAATTTCTTATTAGATTGTAGTCTCCAAGACATTGTAACCTCCTTGTGTCTGTTAGGTACACGTTTCGTATTAATATTGTGAGTATGCGAGAACTCTTGGTATATCCTTTGCACACTTAGGGCACATCCTCCCACCTTATGGTTATTATCCCACATACTCATCAAACCAATCGACAATAAAAGGAAAGGTAGAAGGGCAGGATGCTCCAGGAATGGGTTTCCCTGCCCTATTGTGTGCTACCAAGTTTTAATAACTACTACCAACGCTTAAACTCTTAATGATATCTCTAAGATAATTAGTATCATAACCCATTGCTCTCATATCACGTTGTAGGCTGTAGGCTGTACTACGTAGCTCTGTCATCTGCTGTCTCTGACGTCCTCTATTCGCAGGCCCATACTTTATCTTGATACCTTCACGCTTTATCACTTCTTCAGCGGCTTCAAAATTTTCTTCAAGTACTAATGCTGGTAAATCTTCTAAATTATACACCACAGTTGATGTCTTCTTGCTTGTTAATCCCATGTTTACTCCTTAATAGTTAATTAAATTAATCAAAAACTAAATATAATATAAATCAAAAATAACGTAAAAACGTTAGTGAAAACCCCTGTATAAGGGGTATGGGTACGTGGGAACACCAAGCACTAAAATGCTACAATTTTTAAAAGTTTTTGCTATTCGTCACAAAAAAGACTTGACTTATATCATATATTATCCGTATCAAGGTATATATCAATTAAAGTGGTACAATGAACTGGCAAGAAATGTTACAGCGAAAATGCCGGGAGATAAGAGAGCTAAAGCAGGAAATATCCTTGCTACAGGATATGTTGCGTTCATTTATACCAGTACTCAGCAAGGAACCAAATGGAAACAATAATAACAAAAAATGAGGGATTACAGGTGATTCGATGGTTAAATTTACTTATAGGTTTATGGTATATATATTTATGGCATGCTGGCTCTCCATCTTATATACTATGGATAGGGATATTGAACATTGGCGTGTGGTCACTGAGCCGCCAGATAAAACTTGGGGTAAAGTAGTTTATTTCGTACTTTACGTTACGTGCAGTGAGATAGGAAAACACTTGGATAGAAATCCAATGGGTGGCTATCAATGTCCTGCATATTGTGATGTAGATCACAAACACATAAGGAGAAATGATGAAACAGCAAAGGAAGAATCCGACAAAGAAGCAGATGATTCAATATATAGACCAGTTACTATTGCAGGTAGAGAATAATAATAGAGCTGTATATGATGCAGTAGCTATTATAACTGACTATATAGAGATGAAAAAAGATACGCAAAGGTTCGCAGAGTTCCGATCTGAAAAGTTTGGATCTGCAAACGAGATTTCTAATTTTGGAAGTCGAATTATTAAGTTCTTTAAAAACAGATACTTACAGCTTAAAAAAGTACTTGATTATTAAATAAAAACCTAGTAAACTAGTACGAGCTAATTAGGTCAAGTCAAGGAGCATACAATGAAAATATATAAATTAGTTATAGCTTATAACGAAAAGGAAGAGGAGATGGAGTATATAGAGGAGACACTAGAAGATGATAGCTTTTATGAAGAAGATACTGAAAGTGTATGCATAGGAACATTAGATTTATCTGAAGTGTTTGAAGACTATGAAGAGTTTGCTAAACATTTCACAGGAGAGATTGGAAAAGCATAATTATCCAGCCTGGCGGCTGGCGCTTCGCGGGTTATGCTATAATGTAATAAATAAGGGGAATAATCATGCCTAGAGGTAAAGGTACGTATGGAAAACAAGTAGGTAGGCCTTCTAAAAAGACTACTAAGAAGACAACGCCTAAAAGAAAAAAGTATTAATGAACTCTATTTCAGGACTACATAGATCTAATACTATATCAAGAAAAACAAAGCCTGTTAAACTAGGCTTTTTTGCAAAAATAAAGGAGAGAGTATGGCGGATGCATGGAGAAATGCTAAAGCGATTGAAGAACTTCGTGGGGAAGTACAAGAATTAAAAGAGAACTTTGTAAAGGTTATGGAGATCATTACAAAGGATAAAGAAAAGAAAAAGTGGTATGCGCCAGTACAAGGTAAACGGGATAACGCATAATGTATACGAACCAGATGATCCTATTCCAGGCCGTATAGAGGTTTTAACAAACTGGAAAGAAGGACAAGCTGGTGATTGGGTCATGGCAGATGACGACTGCGTAATACAGATTTTAAGACGTGGACGTATGCATCGCACGAAAGGTAAGAAGAAGGTCAGAGAATATGTGGGCACTTGCACCGGAACTTTTATAGTTGCCCCAAGTGCGAAGATGGATACTTCGCGAAGAGAAAACATTTACTCATTCGGTGGAACGAGACACTCGGACGATATTCTCTTGGATCGGACTAGTCTTAGTACATGCGAGCATGCTTTCGTTTTATACATGGCACAAGGCATACCAATGGATGAAGCTTATTTAAAAGCTTTTCCCACTGAAAATAGAAGGTATGCATTTTCTCGTGCAAAAAAACTTATAAAAACGGAGAGAATAAATACAGCTATGAAAGAAGAATTGAAACCAGTATTAGAGGAGCTAGGAATAAACGAATCGTACGTTCTTGAAAAGATTAAAACAACAGCAGAAACTGCAGAAAAAGAAGATGTTAGATTGCGGGCATTATTCAAGCTCAGTGATATCATGGATCTCGAAGATAAAAATGAGACAAAGGTAACACAGGTAACTGGTGCATTATTTCAAGGGTTTAGCCCTAATGAATTAGAACAAGCAGAAAGGCCAAAGGAAATACCAAGTGAATCTGAAAAAGGCAAAAGAAAAGACTAAAATACTAAGCGACAGGACCAAGTACGTAGGAAGCAAGGGTCTTTTTCCAAACTGGACAGATTCTGCTGCAAATAGTCTTTTTTTTGATGCACTTGAGTCGATTACTTTACATATAGAAGAATTAGAAACCAGGATAAAGGAGCTTGAGAAGAAATGAGTAAGAATTACGAAGGAGATCTTCCACCAGGAAGTCCTCTATTAAATACAAATGTTATAAATCAAGCAGAAGCTATAAATGCTTTAGATGCTATAGAGGTAGATACTGAACAAGTTCCTGGGGTATTAGACCCAATTGCCACTATACCTGTATTATCTGCTGCGTCTAAAACCTTAGGAGATGCTGCAAGAGCTATAGATGAATTATTGCCTACTACTTCATTAGATCCTTATATCCCCAATGTTGAAACTGTTGCAGGTTTTATTCCTGGTGTAGGTGATTTAAATACAGGAGAGTATTCTGCTTTAGACATATTAGGTTTAGGTCTTGATGCATTTGGAGGTGGTTTATTATTTGATTCTATAAGATCTGGAGGTAAAGCAAGGAAGGCTGCAGATCAAAGTAGAGAGCTAGCTCCTCCTGTTATAGATGAAGCGGCAATAAGACGTAGTATAACAAGAAGAAATGCTGCGGCAAGAGACAATCTAAATGTTGGAACCTTTGAACCTTCGCCAGAAATGAGAGCTCAATTAGATGCAATAGGCGCACCAAGTAACGAGGAATTTGCACGAATGCAAGCAAGAATAGACGCTGGAGTTGTTCCTGAGGATATGCTAGAAACTGCAAGCCCTTCAATGTTAAGAGCTTTAGATGAAGAGGCAGGATGGGCAGTTAAGGCTGCAAGACATCGTGATAATGCTCAAAAAAAGTTTGATGCTATGGAATATGGTGAGTTTAATATAAATCAAACAGAGTTATTCGAAGAAGTTAATTTGGGTCAAAAAGTAATTAAAAGAACGTTTAGAAGGAATGATAAAAGCAATACAGGCTTTCATATGGAAATCCATCCAAGCTCAACCCCTAATCAGATTTCAGTTAGAATAAACGCTGCAGGTAGAACTAAAGCTACTAGTTTTGATACTAGAATGGATGAGATAGAAGCTGGACAAAATTATTTTAGATATACTATTAATCATATAGATACCGATACTCCTGTTATAAGTCATATACATTTATATTCTAGCAATTCAACAAGAATTTCTAATTCGATGAGAGGGGCAATAGAAACGGCTAGATTACTAAGAGATACTTTAGATCATCTACCTAGTGGTGCTATTATAAATGAAAATGTCCTCACTCTAGATTCTCTATATTTAATGTTAAATCAAATTTCTAAAAAAGGGCAAAAAGGAAAGGTTAATATAATACCGAGTAAATACACAGGAAAGCCTCGTCCTAGCTATGCAAGAGTTTCTGAAGTATCTAAACCTAGTAAGCTTGCAAAATCAGGAGAGTATAATAAAGTATTATCTATATTTGCTGATATAGAAAAGAGATTAATTGATCAGGGAAAATTAAACCCTGAGGATACTTTTGGATTTGAAATAGACCCAAAATTTGATAATAAATTAAAATTTCATCAATTTACAATTAGTGATTTAAAAGCTGTTGTTCCTATGTTTTTTGGGGCAGAGTCATGGGAAGAAATGTCTAAACAATTAGATAATGAAGATGATACTATAAATAATATTATAGATATGGAAAGTAGTATATTTGAATAATGGCTAATATAAATAAAAAAAATGTAAGCCAAGCTGAGTTAGATCTTGAACTTGCTAAGGCAGACTTAATAACATTTGGTAAACTATTTCTACCTGATGATTTTATGCGAAGTGAAACTCCATTCTTTCATTATGAAGTTGCAGATGCTATAAATGATTTAAGCGTAAGGCAGTTAGGAGTAATATTGCCTAGAGGTCATGGTAAAACAGTATTAACTAAGTGTGGAATTATGCATGATTTTTGTTTTGCTACGGATCCATTATTTTATGGATGGGTTGCTGCCTCTTCTAAGATTAGTGTTCCTAATTTAGATTATATAAAATATCATTTGGAATATAACGATAAAATTCGTTATTATTTTGGCGAGTTAAAGGGGAGAAAATGGACAGAAGACGATATAGAGTTAAAAAATGGATGTAAATTACTCAGTAAATCGAATCTTTCGGGTATACGTGGAGGTGCTAAGCTCCATAAAAGATACGATCTTATCGTGCTCGATGATTTTGAGGATGAGAATAATACCGTTACGCCTGAGTCTCGTGCTAAAATTAGCAATCTTGTTACGGCTGTTGTGTTCCCTGCTTTGGAACCTCACACTGGGAGGCTTAGAATTAATGGTACACCTGTGCATTTTGATAGTTTTATCGCCAATATACTTACTGGACATAGTAAGGCGAAAGCTGCAGGAGAAAATTTTAGTTGGAAAGTAATTACCTATAAAGCTTTACAGGCTGATGGTACTCCTTTATGGCCTAGTTGGTTTGGTCATGAAGAAATGAAACGTAAGAAGAAGTTCTATGCTGATTCAGGTCAGCCACAGAAGTTCTTCCAAGAGTATATGATGGAAGTGCAAAATGAGGAAGATGCAATTTTCACTAGAGATCATATAAAATATTGGGATGGTGATTTTAGATATGATGAAGAGACAGGAATTTCGTACATTATTACAAAAGATGCTGGCGAGCGTCCTGTCAGTGTGTTTGCTGGTCTCGACCCCGCTACAGATTCTGCTCGTAGGGATAGTGACTTCAGCGTTCTACTTGTTGTGGGCGTTGATATTGATAATAATGTATATATTATTGACTATCTTCGCAAGCGTTCATTGCCTGTCCTCGGAATCCCGGGCGAGCATAAAAAGGGAATCGTTGATCACGTCTTCGAGTATAATAACATCTATCATCCTTCCCTTTTTACAATTGAAGAAACAACTATGTCTAGACCAGTGTTTCAGTCGCTTATGGCAGAAATGCGTAGGCGCAATGACTTCAGCGTCAAGTATTGCGCTGAAAAACCAGGAAACAGATTATCAAAGCGCGACAGGATCCAAGAAATTCTTGCTCAAAGGTTCGCAATACGTTCGATCTTCCTTAAGAAAGATATGTGGGATCTTCAACAGGAAATTATAACATTTGGTCCGAGAATGGGTCATGATGATACAATTGATGCATTAGCATATGCATGTAAATATGCTTTCCCTCCAAAGGGGTTGCAAAAAAATAAAGAAGGTAGTTATTACAAAAATAAACCCCAAGCAAGATCTTGGGTAACAGCATAAGGAGAATATTATGGCGAATGAAATGCCAGGAGTAGAGGGTTTTTATAATTTTTTACAAGTAGCAGTAGCTGATAAAATCTATGGTGGAAAAATGGATCCAGTTGAAGGAGCAGGATGGCGAACTGGAGCGGATTTAAAAGGAGCTTTTGATAAGCCTTTAGGTGATTTTAATTTAAAAGATGTTGAGCTAACTTCAGGTGGCCAGAGTAAAGAAGCGATTGCAGAGAAACTAGGTATAGCTTTTGAAGATACTGTAATAGATACAGTAAAATATGATGATGCATTAAATTATGAATTTGTAGTGGGATCAAAAACTGATCCTGGAATAAGTAAAGTAATGAAATCAGAAGGAACATCAAATGTTAATCCTAATTTAGGAAAAATGGACCACATGGTAGATGAATATTCAAGAGCTTTTTTAAAAGCAGATGCTGAAAAAACTGGAGCTTTTGGAAGTGGAATGTTCGATGAGAGAAAAGATAAATATGATGATGTAATGAGTATGCTTCGAGATAAATTAAATAAAGAAGGCGGTATGAAAGAAATGTGGGATGATCCTTCAGGCTATTGGTCTGAGACTTATCAAAAATATGCCGAAGCTTTTGGCTCTAAGTAATGGCTAAGGTATTTTCAACAAGTGATTTATCAGTACCAGATAACAGTGATTTAAAAACTGGAGATACTAGACGTCAGTATAATAAGAAGAAAAAAAAGAAGAAAGGCGACTATCCTCTAGCTAATAATAAGTATGAGGAAGGGAAATAATGGCAAAAAAAATAAATAAAAAAGCTCAAAGAATAAGGAATATATATAATAGAGCCAATAGTGCATCTAGGCATGAATGGGAATATGTAAACCAAAAAGGATTCGATTTTGCTAATGATAATCAACTGACAGAAGAAGAGAGAACTTCTTTATCAGAGCAAGGAATGCCTACATTTACTATTAATAGAATTGCTCCTGTTGTAGAGATGTTAAATTTTTATGCTACTGCTAATACTCCAAGATGGCAAGCAATAGGTACTGAAGGATCTGATTCTGATGTAGCAGCATTATTCTCAGATATGGCAGATTATATATGGTATAGTTCTGATGGTGGTACAAAATATGGAAATGCTGTTAATGATGCTATTACAAAATCTATTGGTTGGATGCAGGTTTCAGTTAATCAAGATGCTGATAATGGAATGGGAGAGGTTGAAATTTTACAACCAGAGCCTTTTGATATATATGTAGATCCTAAGGCGAGAGATATTTTATTTAGAGATGCTGCTTTTATGTTAGTTAGAAAAGTTATGCCTAAATCTCATTTAGCATCTTTATTCCCTCAATTTGAGAAAAAAATTAAAAATGCAGGCTCAGACGAAAATAGTGATACTAATTTTACAGAGAAAGCACTAGGAGGAATTAGGAAGGATTTTGCGTATAAAGATATATCATCAGCAGAGTCAATTAATCCTAAGACGGGAGAGACAGACGATTTAATTGAGTTTTTCGAACTTTACGAAAAAATCAAGGTATCGTATGTCAATGTATTTTATCAAGTACCACCTGATCCACAAACAATACAAATGATTACTAAGCAAGTAGAGACTAGGCTTGCAGAGTTAAAAGCAGAGATGGATGTTAGAGCTTTAGAACAAACTAATGCTCTTAGTCAAAAGTTAGAAGCGGGAGAGATATTAAAAGAAAGATTTGATTTAGAAGTTTATAAATTACAACAACAAAACGAACAGGCATTACAACAGGCTCAGCAGGAGATGCAAAGCAAGCTAATTGCAGAGCAATCTAAAATTGAAAACAGGACAATGTCTGAAGAAGAGTTTAAGATTTTAATGGAAGATGAATTATTTTCTAAGAATGTTGTAGATACTGTTCAATTTTACGGAACAAGAGTACAACAAACTTGTGTTGCTGGTAATGAATTATTATATGAAAAAACATTACCAGAAAATGTTACAGAATATCCATTAGTTCCATTTCATTATAAATGGACAGGTACTCCATATCCTGTTAGTGCAGTATCTCCATTAATAGGAAAACAAAGAGAAATTAATAAATCACATCAGATTATGGTGCATAATGCATCGCTGGGGAGCAGTCTTAGATGGTTGCATGAAGAGGGGTCGATTGATACAGATTACTGGGAGAAATACTCCTCCTCTCCTGGCGCTTTACTGCCAGTTCGTCCCGGTGCTGCACCACCGACTCCCGTGCAACCTATGCCATTATCAAATGCTTTCTTTACTATAGTTCAGGAAAGTAAAGGTGACATGGAATATCTTGCAGGTATTTATGGAGCAATGCAAGGCGATACTAAGCAACAACATGATACTTTTAGAGGTATGATGGCGCTAGATGAATATGGAACTAGACGTGTAAAGCAATGGATGAAGAATGCTATAGAGCCTGCTCTTAAGCAATTAGGTATTGTTACAATGCAATTTTCACAAGCAGTATCC